TATGGACGCCGCCGGGGCCCGCCCCGATGACGCGGGTCACGTTCTTCGGCTGACCAGCGAAGATGCAGTTCTCCAGCACAATCAGGCCCTTGTTGGCGTGGCCGTGCAGCAGCGCTTCCTGCTGCTCCGTGGCCGTGCCCAGCAGGATGAAGATGCAGTCCCGGAACACGAGATCGTTCTCGCGGTCACGGGGCAGGATGGCGCACCGGGCCGTGGTCTGCGGCTCGATGACGAACACGCCGCCGCGGACCTCGGTCACGTTGTCATGGACGGTCAGCTGCTGACCGCGGAAGTGAAACAGCAGCCCACTGCAGTCCATGATCGTGCCGGGCTGGCTAGCCTCCATCTGGTTGCGGAGCACCGTAATGGATTGAGGGGCGTCCACCTTCCAGCCGCCGTGCCCGCCCGTGGCCTTGCGGAGCCGGGGCGGGATGATGGGCTGGAGTGGCGGCAGGGGCGGGGTGGGGGAAAGCCCCATACTTCCGTCGGGCGCCGTGGTCTGGAACATCGAGGAACCTCCGTTAACGGTTTTGCAAAGAGACACACCACTGGTCAAACTGCTCAATTGTAACCGCGTCTCCGCCCAGTTTCCGCTTGAGCATGGCCACCACATCGGGCAGTAGGCGACCATACTGGCAACCAACGCCGGCAGCCGTGGCTGCCCGGGTCAAGGCCGCGGGCTCAACCGGGATGCCCAGCACCAGGCGGCGGACCATGCCTCGGAGCTGCGGCGTGCTGGTCACAGGCCACCACACGTCAGCCGTGGCGGGTTCGATCTTCGGAATGCTGATCTTGGCATAGTCGCCGGACGTGTCCAGCAGCACCGTGGTCGGCTTCGTGCCGTTGGCCATGATGGCGTCAACAATGGCGGAGGCCTGTCCCCACTGAATTCCCAGCCTAGCCGCCCAGCGGTCGTTCATCAGCAGGCTGATGCGGTCGGTCCAGGACACCCGGCACCACTGCCGGCCTTCACGGTCCATGACGATGCGGACCGTGTGTGTGGACGGCAGGATGCACGGCGTACTGCCCTCCATCTTGCGGCCGGCGAAGACGGACATCGGTGGCTCGCCGTTGGCCACCACGTTCTCGCGCTTGGCTACCACGGGGAACTCGTAGCCGCACACGGGGCATTGCCGCTGGCTGGCGCTACATTCGTGCTCGCACACGGGGCAGCGCTTCTTGACGGCCTCGCCGGCGCCCTTTTCCTTCGGCTTCGGGATGATCGGATTATCGATCGGGCCGCAGCGCTCCGTGTTGCCGGTGAAGTCCAGTACCAGACCGTCAACCTTGTCCGGGTGCACGCGGGTCAGGCGACCCAGCATCTGGACCCATAGGGCTGAGGCCAGCGTGGGGCGGAAGCACACCAGAACGTCGATGTCCGGCACGTCGAAACCTGTCGTCAGGGCAGACACGCTGACCATCCAGCGGAAGGCGTTCTTGTTCCGGAAGGCGTCGATGAGACCCTTTCGCTCGCCCTTCGGGGTCTTGCCCGTGATGATCTCGGCCGTCTCGCCCATGCTTCGCAGCATGCCAACGATCATCTCGGCCGTGTGGACGGTCGGGGCGAACACGATGCCCTTGTGGCGCCCCATGGATGCCTGCAGCATCTCCGGGATCAAGGACGGAAGCAGCGGCTCGATCTTGTGGGCGAAGGACTCCTCGCTGTAGTCCCCGTTCGAGGCGATGGTGACGCCGCCCATGCTGACTACGGATGTCGGCCCCGGCACGAGCTGCGACAGGTAGCCGTCGGACAACAGCCTGGCGAAGGACTCCGGTGTGCCGGCCGAGTAGATCTCATCCTCGAACACACCGCGCCCGATCAGTGGGCCATCCATTCGCCAGGGTGTGGCAGACAAGCCGATCAACTGGCACTCCGGGTTCACCTTCCGGATGCCGGCCAGCAGCTTGCCGTACATCGTGTCCGGCTTCTCGGATACCAGGTGGCACTCGTCGATAATGACCAGGTCGAACCTACCCATGGCCTCGGCGTGACGGAAGGCCGTGCCCACGGAGCAGACCACAACGCGTGCATCCCAATCCTTCTTGCCGGCCGAAGCCGACACGATGCCGACGTGCTCTGACACCTCCCGGGCAATGGCTTGGCCGTTCTGGCGCACCAGGTCCCCGTTGTGGATGGCATTCAGGACGCGACCCCCTTGCTGCAGAACATGGGCGGCAATCCGGGCGATGACGACACTCTTGCCCGCCCCAGTGGGTAGGTTGATGGTCCCCGCCATGCCCGTGTAGGCAATAGCCGCGTCCACGGCCTCCTGTTGGTACCAGCGTAGTTCCATATCTCAGGGCTCCTTACTTGATCGGAGCGTAATTGTCACACAGCTTCGTGCCCTTGTCGATGCCGCACGTCACCACGCCGTTGCCGTTGAACGACGCGTGCATACAGGTGCGACATGAGGCGATGGGCGAGGCATCGCCATGACAGAAGCCCTTGTGGTCGCAGAACTTGCAGCGGAAGTCAGTATCGACCAGCTTCGGCGGTATCAGGCCGTGGGTGATGTCCGTGGCCAGATTCAGGAACTCCGTGGGCTCCCCGTCGTAGTCAACCAGGTAGACCTGGATGGCGTCCGTGTCCTTGCATGAGGCCAGGTACATCGCCCGCTTCAGACCAAGGCCGTGCATGCCACACTGCATCTGTGCGAGGTGCTCCGGTTTGATCTGCCCGTCCTTCTCGAGCCTCTCCCAGGTCCGTCGGTTCATCGTCTTGAACTCGAGCACAGCCAGGCTGCCATCCTGTAACCGAATCACACCGTCCACGGAGCCATGCAGGTCGCCAGTCCTGTAGGAGATCTGACCGCCGGCCTTGGAGATGAGCTTCAGCGAGAAGCCAGCCACCTGCAGGCAGGCTGCCAGCCGGGCCTCCTCCATGTGACCGCGGTTGAAGAGGCGAACCATCCGGCCGTCCACGGCCGCGTCAGGCGAGGCCTTCCGGTAGGAGAGAGCCACAGCCCGTGGACACTCCTTGCCGATCACGCTGGCCCCCAGGTGCGCCCGCTCCTTGTTAGATTCTTCCTTCCAGTCGGTGCAGCGATCCAGCCACGCAGCCTGTACTCGCCTCCAGGCGGCAGAGTCTGCGGCTACGGCTTCGTCGATTCGCTGCTCGATGTCATGGCAACGGACTGGCAGGGGTTTCAGAAAATCTTCAAACACGTCGGTCACCTCGAAATGGAAAGGCCCGGTTTCCCGGGCCGTTTGCCATCAGGCGTTGGTCTTCAGGAACTCTTCCACTTTGATCATGGCTGCTGCCTTGGTGTACCAGTAATCCACACCGACCGTTGCCTTGTGGCGGAGAACAGACGGAAAGCTGCCCTCCGGCGTCTCGTAGACAGCAAAGTAGCCGTCTGTCGTACTTCCTTCCACGATCAGCCGCGACCGTGACCGGATCTTGGTCGCCTCGATGGCGGCCAGAGTGTCATCATTGAACATCTGACCGGCCTCCTGATCAGAACGGGATGTCGTCGTCCAGGTCATCCACGGCGCGCTGCGGCTGCGGCGCCGGCTTGGCGGCGGGTTTTGCAGCAGGAGCCGGGTGGCTTGTATTGGCGGTGGCGGCCTGCCGTGCACCGGAGTCCACGCTGATCGGACGGAAGGCCGGGCGCTCGATGCCGTCGTTACCCTCTTCGAGCTTGACCCAGGCTTTCACGCGGAGGCCGATCAGATCCGACGGGTTTGCGGCCTTGGCGCCGGCGCACTTCAGGATTATGGCCAGATTTTGCTGGGCGATCTTGGCGGCTTTGCTGACGCCGTCGCCGTGGCCGACCAGCAGGTCCCAGAATCCGGATTCGCCGCTGTCAGCCTGCACGCGAAGGGTCAGCTTGGGGTAACCGGCGCGGGTCTGCTTCATCTCGGCGGCCTTGATCGTCAGATCGTATTCCCCGGGTTCTTCGAAGTTCTTGAATCCACCGCCGTGCACGGAGTTCTCGGCAGCGGCTTCGTTTTGAAAATTGGTGTTGTTGACAACGGACCAGAAATCGAACGTCATGATAATACTCCTTGGGTTTTGGGGCGTCGGCCTTGTGTGATTGGCTACCGGCCCATGGGTTGATGCTGGGTATTCTGAACCTGTACTGCTTTGGTGTCAAGCGCCGTTCGTCAGGTTCACCGAACACCCTTCAGGATTGCGTGGGCAAACTCCTTGGCGTCATCGATGCCGCCAAACTCGCCCATGCCGAAGAGGATCACGGCAACGATGATTGCCACAGCCAGGATACCGCCGGAACCTTGATTCATGATTGCAACTCCTTGATTCGCTTCAGGTTTTGGGCCGCGACCGTCGCCGCCATGGTTGAAACTATACGCCGGTCACTCCTGGGCGTCAAGACCGTTCGTCAGGCCGAAGGGCAGATCAGTAGTCAGCGAGTACTGCTTGAACATGAAGCCGCAGTAGCCCTTCTCCAGGCACTGACGGGGCGTACCCTCCGTGCCGGACGTGCCGTTGACCAGCGCCCAGTAGCCGTAGGCCTGGCCGGTGCACATCGCTTTGGCATCGGCGGCCTTCCAGTCGGCGTAGGAGCGGAAGGATTTGACCGTTTCGGCGTGGCAGCGATCGGCGTCCTTCTTGATCCAGGCGTCCACACCTTCGCCCATCTCAGCGGCCAACTCGGCTTTCAGGGCTTCGCCAACCATCTGGTACTCAACGATGGCGCGAGCCACGCCCATGTTCAGGTACTTCAGGTCACGATCCAAGACCGGTTCTTCTTCGGCTTTCGGTGCCGTGAAGGGCAGCGGCTCAGTGTCGGCCACGGGGTCATTGAAACTGTGCGATGCAGCAGGGTCGATCTTCGGAGATTCGGGCTCCGGCAGGGGCTCCGGCTTCACTTCCGGGGCCTGCTCAACCACGGCGGGCAGCGTGGTCGGTGCCAGCTCCGTGGAAGCGTGTTGCTGCACTTCCGGCGTGACTTGCGGGGCGGCCTGGACCGGTGCTTGCGATTCGCTGGCGGAGCCGCAGGCAGCCAGGATGGAGGTAAGGGCGATGGCGAGGATGGTGCGTTTCATGATCTTGGTTCCTTGAGGTTGTTGGCTGTCGTTCAGCCCATGGACAGAACTATACGCCTACCCATGAGCTGGGTAAACTACCGTTCATCACTCCGACGGACGGTTGATGCGCTCGATGATCTTCTGGATGTTGGCCGGGCACAGTTCGGGCAGCTTGCCGGAGCGGTCCTTGGCCGTGAACGTGCCGTCCGGAACGAAGCGGAGGGTACGGCGGTGAGAGACCGTGCCATCTTCCTTCTGGACCGTGTCAACCACAAGGCGCCCCACCAGGTCCAGCAGGTACGGCAGCTTGTCGCTGAACTTTTGGCCGGGCACCAGCGGTGCGTAGGACTTGCGGCCAGCGTCGTCGGTCACAGCGGTCTGCTTGGCGATCCAGATGACGGAGCACGGCAGCTCGCGGAGCTGACGGACCAACCGTGTGACTGCCGACTCCATCTCGGGGTAGACCTTCCGCGGGTCCGGGGTCTTCTGCATCAGGTCGGCCAGCACGATTTCGGCGATCTCGGACAGCGAATCGAAGATGATCGTCCCGTACTCGGCGGCGTGCTGGGTGGCGTACTTGACCGCCTCGCGGGCCGTCTTGATGTCCGTGACCTCGATGTAGGGGGTGTCCGCCCCTCGCAGGGACATCAGACCGCCTTCAGCACTGATGACCAGCGGGCGGTCACACGTCAGGGCCAGCCGGGTCTTGCCGGCGCCGGATTCGCCGTAGATCAGGGCGTTGATCTTGCCGGAGTCGTGCAGGGTGTTGGTGTTCTTGATCATGGTAATGCCTCGTAGAACTTGATTGCGGCCGGAGCTGGCTTGGTGGTGATGAACTGCTTCTGGGCTTCGGTCGGCTCGTACTTTGCGGGCACGCTGTACGTGGTCGACAGGCCTTCCAGGAGTGATGGGTCCTGCAATGATGCCTCGCGAAGGGTCTTGTTGTCAACGCTGACCCGTGTGACGGCCTTGATCGTGACACGCTGGCCGTCGATCTCGTCGTCAAACTGATCGGCGTGCTTGCCCGGCCAGTCACGGATGCGGTCGGCCTTGGCTTGCAGCTCCTTGATCTCGGCCAACAGGTCGCGGTAAGCCCTGATGCTGCGGGTGATGGTCGCCTTGTCGCTCATTTGACACCCCCGACCGATGAATTCAGAACAGCAAGGCCGTGGATGTAGGCCAAGCAGGCCTGCTGCTCGATGGTATCGGTTTCCAGGTAGTAGTACCACTCGTTGTTGGCGCGCTGTAGCCGGTAGTTGCCGCAGTACCGCTCGACGGGCGTGGACGGCGGTCGTTTCTCCAGCTCCCCATCCTCGAACGGCAGGATGTGGCCGGTGGTGTTGACGATGCGCCCGTCCTTCATGCCGCACACGGGGCTCAGGGAGCGGAAGACCTCGAGGTCGTCCTCGGTCTCCATTGCGCCTTCCAGGCTCAGGATGCCGATCTTGCCGGCGATGCTGGGTGCCGAGGCGACGATGTAGGCTTGTGAGCCAAAGCGGCGGAGGGAGTGCGCCGTCTCGTATGCGTGAGGCAGCAGGATTAGGGTTTCGGCTTTGCGAGAACGTGCAACCTGGATCAGGTCGGCTGGGGAGGAGATGATCTTGGCCATGATTGACTCCTGTATCGTGATGGCTTGTGGTTGAATCAGTGTCGTCAGTATGGGGCAGGGCCGCTTGTCTGTCAAGCCCCGTCTGACAGGCGGTCACAACGGCAGCGGGATGTTTCGGGCCGACAGCTGGCGCTCCGTCGGGAATTCCATCGGAGCGGCCACGGGCATTGGGTCCACCTGGTAGGTGACGCCGTCGAACACGATCAGGATCGGCTTGTGGTTGCCGCCTTCCTGCTTCGGCGTGTAGTAGATTGCCAGAACCGTGCCGCGAGGAACGCCGCGGAACGGGCTCAGGTCGTAAGCGGCGCCGCAGTGGCTGATCCAGACACGGCCGAAGCTACGTTTGATGTTGGCTTCGGACCGCCAATCAGCCAGCGTGCTGGACACTTTGGCCCGAACTGCCATGGGCAGCTGGTCGTAGGATTCGACCCGGTTCCAGATTTTCATGACTTGAACTCCTTGATGACGTTGTTGACCTGCTGGATACTGCCGTCGGTGGCTTCCAGGGCTTGCTTGAGCCTGACGGCCGTCTGAGCGTCCGTGCAGGACAGGATGCGGGTTTGACCGCCGATCGTGACCTTCAGGTCCGAGGCAGATGCGTAGCTGATTTTCATTCGCTTACTCCCGATCGTCGTCATCAACGCGAGCGGCCATGATCAGGGCGATGGCCAGCAGTCCGGCGTAGCTGATAAGGAGGATGGCGGAGAGGATGATGCTCATGGCGGTTTCCTTTGGATTGACCGGCATTCTTCGGCTGCCGGCCTGGGCCGTGACAGGTATCAGCGCTGTCGACGGAGAGCATTCTCCCGCAGTTCAGCCAGGAAGTCAACCATGGGTTGCTCCCACACGCTGGTCGGATCGGTCTTGTCGGTCCAACGGTTGACCACGATCGATTGGCGGTCAGCCTTGTAGATCAGGACGGGCTCGTGCGGTCCGGCGGCCTGAGCCAAGGCCTGTGCCCGCCACTTGGTCAGCAGGGCGGGCTGGACCTTGCTGTACCGCTTGCACTCGATGGCGTAGCCCTCCACGGCCGGGCCCTCCAGGTCACCCGGGAGGCCGCCCTTCCGGTACTGCTCGATCAGGCGCTTGCACTCAAGGCCGGTTGCGGCCTTGATTTCGTTGGCGATTTGCCGCTCGAAAGCGGCCCCCTTGTTGCGGCCGTTCACGGCCTTCTTCTTCGGTTCCTTCGTTGTTTCCATGGCGCCCTCCTTAGACGCTGTACATACTGGGGTTGTAGGGGGTCATCAGCAGGTAAGCCAGGCCACCGCCTTGCTTGCCTATCTTGATCTTGCGAATCACGCCGAAATCACGCTCCATCACGGCCAGCACGCGGCTGATCATCAGACGGTCATCCTGGCCGGCCTTCTTGATGATGCGGCTCAGCTTCGGGTTGCGGGCCACGATGGTCTGAATCAGCGAGGCGGGCATCATGTTCTCGGTCGGCAGGTCCTGTGGCTGCAGGCCGTGCAGCAGCTCGCTACGAGGGTTCGTAGTGACATCGGTCATGCAGCGGTGCAGGGTCTCGCTGACGATCGTGCTGGTCGACTTGTCGGCCTCGGCGATGTCCTGGCGCATCAGCTCCAGGTGCTTGGCTACGAACCTGATAGCCCAGGCGGCGATGTCCTCGGTGATCTGTGGCGCCATCGTGTTATTGATGATCGCCACAGCCGTGGCCAGGCGCTCCACGCGGGCGTGCAAACGGGCAGCGGCGTCGGCTAGCGTCTGCTTACCGGACCGCCTCCATGCAGCCGCCTGACGGGCGCGCTTCGTGGCGTGCTCACGCATCACACGCTCGGCCTCGCGAGTCATCTGGACGCGCTGGTAGGTCGGGTTCTCGCTACCAGCCACACGGTCCTGCAGGTTGGCGATGCGGCGGATCGTGCTCAGCGTGGTTTCGGTCAGAGCGCCGCCCGTGCCGCGGATCGTCTGCATGCCCTCATACCAGTTGACCACGGTCAGCCGAGACAGCAGGCCTGAGCCGGATGCATCCGAGGACAGCAGATGCTCGAGGTACGCCGGCTGCGTGTCAGCGATCATGGACAGGTAGTAGTGGCGCGGAATCTGGGCGCCAGCTTGCGTCAGGGTCAACTCGGCGGGGCTGGCCGGTGCGCGGTCGAACATCTGGATGACCTGCCGCAGACCGACGGAGCCCACCTGGTCGCTGGCCAGACGAGCCAGGTCCGTACCGATTTCAGACCAGTGGATCACGCCGGCGGGGATCTGGGACCGCAGCTTGGCCACGGAGGCCCGGCCTCCGACCACGGAGGCGGCCACGGCGCACGCCGGGTTGGCGTCCGAGAACAGGCCCGTGATCACACTGGCGATGTTCTTGCCGGAGCCCGGAGGGGCGCACAGCACAACGTGATTGGTGATGCCGAACGAGTCGCCGGACGGGCTGGAGAAGTTGCGGGCCGCCAGGCCTGACACGGCGGCCAGCAGGGCGCCGGCGGCAAAATCCACGGGCACGTCGCCACGGACGCTGTTGACCAGGTCGGATACCATCTGGCCGGCCAGCCCTGGTGGCAGACCAGCGTTGCCGACCGCCTCCGTCTCAACCACGGCCACGGTGTCTTCAGCAGCCGGAGCCTCCTCCGGGGCGTCATTGTTCAGCACGTCCAGCTCGCCGGACTCTGCCATCTCGGCGGCGCGAGCGAACACCCGGCCCCAGTCGAAGGTGGCGGGGGCTTCGGTTGATTCTTCGGCTTCGGCCTCGGTCAGTTCCTCTATGACGCCATCATCATCAACCGTGTAGCGGGTCGGTGCGGGCGGCTCCGGCTCCTGCTCAGGCTCAGGCTTCGGCATACGAGCCTCGGCCAGCTGCTTGGTCAACTCGGCGACCTGGGCCGTAAGGGCCGTCACCTGCTCCAGCAGGCGCTGGATCATCGCGTCACGTGGGTCAACCTTGGTCATCTCGGCTTCGACTTCCAGTGCCTTGTCTGCGGCCTTGGCGGCCGGGGTGTCGCAGTATGCCACACCAGCCAGAGACTTGGCCATCTCCGTGTACTCGAGGCCGATCTCGCGGCGCTTCCGCAAGCTACCGATCGTGCGTTCAACGTAGTTCGTCTGTGCCTTCTGGCGCTGGCCAAGGCCGCTTTTACGGAACGTGGTGGCAACCACGGCGTCGTCATCGGAGGCGAAGCACAGTGCCTCGATCAGGGCCATGTCGGCCTCAGACTGTGACGGGTAGCCCATCGACTGCCAGTCGCCCTTCCAGAGGCGGCGGACTCTATCCTGCTTCCACACGCGCTTCAGGGCTTCACGGCAGGCGCCGTCGTTGGCGGCATTGCCAACCGTGGCTGCCACAGGTTTTGATGCATTCTTTAGGCCGCCCAGACGAGTCACCAGGCGGTCGATCTTGGCTTGACGGGGCTCTACCACGTCCCAGCCGTTGATCACGTTGCCAGTGACGATGATGAACCGCTCCTGGCCATAGACCTCGATGTCCTGCTTCGCGTCACGGACACCGCCAGCCAGATTGGCCTGCACGAAGATGTGCGTGCCACGGCCCGATGACGACGTCTCGGCGTAGGAGTCCAGCCACTCAACCATGGCCATCTGGTCACTGGCGTAATCCTCGTCCATATCGACCACGGTCACGCCGCAGCCCGGGGTCAGCAGGGCTCCAACCCTGGCAGACGGGCCAAGCGACTTGGCGCGTTTCCAGGCTTCAGCAGCCGTCATCCAGCCGCGAGTGTCCGTCGTTGACAGAGGCATCCAGCCGCCAGAGGACGGGGAGATGCCCCAGGGGCGCTTATCGCCATTCGCGGGATTGCGAGCGACGCCCCAGTATTTGATCATTCGTGAAAGCTTCATGTAAAACTCCGGAAGGAATCCATGCGCGCATGATACATGGATGCTGACGCGCCGACAAGCTCCATTCGGCAGGCGAGAAAAGCAGGAACCCCGGGCCGCAGCGCTTTGCACGTCACCTCGGCCATTGGCGTGGCCTCGGGCTCTGTGTGCCGCTCATTCTGTCCCGGGGTATTACGGACGCAACCTGCCTCCGTTAGGCAGCCACAAGCGTCCGGCCGGAACCGCTTGTGACCGCCAATAGCCGCGCCAACGGCTACTGTCCGGATGAGTGCTGTTGCCCAGACCTCCCGGGCAACGCGGTACTGCCCCGTGAGGAGTTCACGGTTACTGCTGGAATCGTCGGAATCCCTGACTCCGCGCCAGGCCCGCCGATACGCGCGGTCCGCCAGCTCGCCTTGTCACCCTCTGACCGGTTTCCCAGTTCAGCAGACTCAGTGCCTGCAGCTTGGTACTGCTTTGGCGGATTTAGGGCCTCAGCCTTACCACTGAGGGCTTTTTCCGACCGCCACGCCTGTGCTCGTTTGCCGGATTGATCCGCCGAAGCGGGTTTTGACCGGCCGCCTTTACCTTTTCCGTTTCGCACCCCGCGCAACCTTTCGACCATCAGCGCCTCGGACACGGGCGTCTACTCTCTCAACTATCGGGGTGCCACCTTATCGCCAGCTACGCTACCAGGTGTGGCTGCCTCGCTGTCGATGGGATAGAACTATACGCGCCTGGTGCGGCACTGTCAATACCATGCGAGCACACGCCGCTCACCGGCCGACACACGGAGGCGTCACGCGCGTGTACACGGAGCAATCACGGGGCGGTCACACGCCGCGCCGGAGGTCAGGTAACCGCGATCCGCGAGAGCTTGCGGACGGCTTCCCATTCGCATTTGACAGTTTTTGACAACGCACTCTATAGAGAGACCATATAGAAAAAAGGTACTTTCCAAACATTAGACCCCATGTTAAATGTAACGACACACTTTTTAAATCGTTCAGAATCAATGACTTAGACGAAAATCCTGTTACAATTTAAGTTGTAACAAATCGTAAGCATACACTTTGTTACAACTTGAGATGGGTTCGCAATTGGATGCCATGCTGTACGCACATCCAGTAGTAAGCGATCGCCGGCGGGTGGCCGCCGCAACGACTGTGTGTGGCGGAATGGTAGAATCGTGACCGGTACCAAACCCCTGCAATCCGATGAAACCGCCCCATCTGCCGCCCATCAACGAGACGGCTCTACGCGAGCACCCGTGGCCCGACATCTTCCAGTCCGTGACCCTGGATGACTTTGTTAAGTCCTACCTGGTCGACTACAACGGTCGGAAGGCGCTGCGTCGCCTGGGCGCGTGGAAGGGGCGCGAGGCTCATGTGGCCGAGATTCTGCTGGAGCGCGATGACGTCCAGAACGAGCTGTCACTCAGGCAACTGGAGGTTACCGAGGCCAACATGGCCGCCATCCGTGCACGTGCCATGCAGGGCCTGTATCAGCTGGCGCTGGGGGCTGAATCCGAGTCCGTCCGGCTGCAGGCCCTGGGGCGCCTGCTGGACGTGACAGGCGGTGCGACCACAAAGGCTGAGCAGATGGACCTGTCCAACACCGAATCCACTCAGATCAAGGAGGCCTTGGCCGCCATCGGCCGGGCGCCAGTACTGTGAAAGCCGACGTCCTGGCCACGCAGCTTCTGCGCGAGTACGCCACACGCTCTCTGCGGAGCTTCGTGGGCGTCTTCTGGCCTGTGCTGGAGAATGACCGCCCAATCGCCTGGGGCTGGGCCCTGGACTCCATGTGCGAGCACCTGGAGGCCGTGTCACGCGGCGAAATCACCCGTCTGGTCATCAACGTTCCGCCGGGCTCCATGAAGTCGCTGCTTGTGAGTGTGATGTGGCCGGCCTGGGAGTGGGCTTGCGGTCGGCCAAACCTGAAGTTCATCGGCGTCGCCCACAACACGCAGCTCTCGGCCCGTGACGCCCGCAAGATGCGGCGCCTGGTGCAGTCGCCCGAGTACCGTTCACTCTTCCCTCACGTGGAGTTGACCAAAGACCAGAACTCGAAGATCAACTTCGAGACAACGGCCTACGGCCAGCGCGTGTGCATGGCCTTCAGGAACATGACCGGCGAGCGGGGTGACCGCGTGATCATCGACGACCCAATGACCGTGGAAGACGCCTTCTCTCGCGCCGCCATCGAGGAGGCTGGCCGCATCTTCAATGAGACCGTGCCGTCCCGTGTGAACGACCGGAAGTCCGCCATCGTGATGATCATGCAGCGCATTCACGAGTCGGACCCAGCTGCGATCGCCCTATCGGACCCGGCGTACGAGAAGCTGATCATTCCGATGCGGTGGGACAGCAAGTTCGTGAACAACACCCGGCGCTTCACCGATCCGCGGACTGGCGGACCGGATGGTGTCCTGTTCTTCCCTGAACGCTTCGACTCAGCGGCCGTGGAGGCCTTGGAGCGGCGGCTTGGCCCCTACGGGTCGGCCAGCCAGCTCCAGCAACAGCCGGCCCCGCGGTCAGGCGGCTACCTGGACCCGACCAACATCGTGGTGGTGCCGGAGGGCTCGATCCTGCCGCAGCTCCGCCTGTGTCGGGGCTGGGACCTAGCTGCCACGGAGGGGGCAGGAGACTACACGGTCGGGGCCCTCGTGGGTATCCACGATGAGACCGGCCGCGTGTACCTGCTGGACGTTGCCCGGGGCCAGTGGGGCTCAGCCAAGGTGGACGCGACAATCAAGCGTGTGGCTGCCATGGATGGCCCGCTGGTGGAGCAATCGCTGCCGATCGACCCGGGTGCTGCCGGCAAGCGGGCGGCAGACCAGTACGCGATCGCCCTGACCGGGTACGCCGTTCATACGTCGCGGGAAACCGGCGACAAGATGACTCGCGCCCGGCCGCTGTCCAGCATCGTGCAGGATGGGCGCTTCCACGTCGTCTGCTCGCCAGAGATGGCCCGTCCGGTGCTGGACGAGTTTGCCGCAGCTCCTGTCGGCAAGCACGATGATACAATTGACGCCATCTCGCGCGCCCTAAACCGCCTGACGGAGACGGCCGCATTCCAACTGACGGGGCTCCTGTGACCGACACGAAAGCAACCATCACCCAAGACGGCGCCTATGAGGACGTCTTCACGAAGACCGGGCTTCTGCCGCTAGACTGGAGCGATCGCAAGGAGCGCCTGAACCGCATCTGGGGCATCCTGCCTTGGGCGGCTGTCGGCGGCTGGCGTACCGATCACAAGCAACAGCCCAAGATCGCCAAGGCCGCGGCCCGAGCCATGGCCAAGGCCGAGCGCCTCGGCGAGTCGATCCTGCTGGAATCCGGCCGTGTGCTGGACCGTTCGACCTGCTCCGTCATCCGGTCGGCCACAGTCGGGGAGAACAAGGGTGACCCGGTGGAAATCGCCGTTGACAACAACATCTATGAGCAAGGCCAGTTCCTGGTTGTAAAGGGGGTGATGGACCGCGCCGGCGTCTGCGCCGCAGTTGAGCGGTACCTGAAGGCCGTTGACATGGCTGTGGCCGGCCTGGAGCGGTCGCAGCAGCCCGTCCACAAGATCCCGGACCTGTCGCGCTACCTGCAGACTCCCAACGGTCGCCAGCTGGTTGAGCAGCGGATTGCCCTTGTGGATGCCGCCCGCGGCGTACGTAACACGGTTGTGATCGACGGGGCCGAGGACTACACCATCCAGACGGCCCAAATGTCGGCCGCTCAGTCGACCATCGAGGCCGCCCGTGAGACCGTGTGCGCCGCCTCCGGTATCCCTGCCCGGATTCTGTTTGGTGACGCCACCTCCGGCGGTCTGAGTGCCAACAGCGGCGAAAGTCACAACTGGCGCGCCCAGGTGCGGCAGTACCAGGAGACCCAGGCAGCTGCCGTCCTGGAGTTCCTCGCCGGCGAGCCCGCCGAGTTCGAGGACCTGAGCCGTGAGAGCCAGCACGAACGGGCTCAGCGCCTGGAGCGGATCGCCTCTGCCCTGGACCGGCTGCTGTCACACGGGGTGCTGGACAACGAGCAGGCACGCAATCTGCTGAGCGCGGAGGGGTTCGATGTCTCGGCGTGAGCAGGGGAAGAAGTACGCCGAGTGGCCCAGCGCCGTCGACTACACCAAGGCCCTGAAGAAGACCGTCACGGCGGCCTGGCCATTCATCGATCTGGAAGAGGTCGGCAACGTTCGTGGCAAGCTGGAGTGGTTCCATATCTACCTGTCCCGCTTCAACGACCGCCAGTTCCGGATGCTGGTCAAGTCCCGCACGGGGGTTGACCTGCCCCCCTCCATGGACTTCAAGGGGCTTGACGGCAATCAGCGTGTGCGGGTTGAGCGATGGCTGCAGGCAGAGCGTGACCGCTGGATCGCGGAACAGGTGCGTCTCATCTCCTCCCTGACTGACCGGCACGCGGAGCGGGCCACGCAGATTCTGACCCAGTACGCCGGACAGCCCGAGGCCATCAAGGAAGGGCTGATCCGCGTGCTTGGCATGGCCCACAATCGCGCCGAGCTGATCGCCGAGGATCAGTTCAACAAGGGCACGGAGGTACTGAACCGCGCCCGGTATCAGGCCATGGGCTCCATCACCTACCGCTGGGTTACTGAGCACGATAGCCGCGTGCGCCCGACACACCGCGCCCGTGACGGGCAGGTGTTCTCGTATAATGGAGCAACGAATCCCGGCTGGGAGATTCGGTGCCGCTGCCACGCGGAGCCGATCTTCCCGCGGAACCTGAATCCCGTGGAGGTTGAATGAAGATCGGCAAGACCCCGGAGGGCTACATCATCGACACCCCCATCATCGCCCGTACCGGCATCCAGTGGTACAAGCGCGATGGCAGAGATGTGGCCGAGTACCGCCCCGCCTCTGAGGTGTTCGCCCCTGAGTCGCTGGCCTCGTTTGTCGGTCGTCCGCTGACCATCGATCACCCGGCCTTCATGGTCCGCGCCGATAACGTGCGGTCCGTGGTGGTCGGCGCCATCCTGGGTGAGCCGTGGCGTGATGGCGAAAACCTCCGTGCCCGCGTGGTCGTCCATGACAAGCGGGCGGTGGACCTGATCGAGCGCGGCTTGAAAGCCGAACTTTCGGTGGGGTATACTGTCGAAACCGAACAGGTTGCCGGTGTCACCCCGGAGGGCGCCCACTACGACGCCGTCCAGCGCAACATCCGATGCAACCATCTGTCAATCGTTACCCGTGGCCGGGCCGGTAACGCCCGGTTTTCCAAGGAGTTCCCCCGAATGGACGAACAGAAAAAGCCCGTCGAAGCGCCGACGGTCGATCAGCTGCAGGCCCGTTGCGATGCCCTGCAAGCTGAAGTTGAGCGCCTGCAGGCTGAGCCCAAGGCTGTCGAGCTGTCAGGTGAGAAGCTGGCCGCCATGCGTGCCGAGATCGAAGCCGCTGTGCGTGCCGACGTGGCCGAGGAGTACGCTGCCGCCGACGTGGCCAAGCAGTTTGGCGTGAAGCCGGAAGGTTCCGCCATCGCCACGATGAAAGCCGTGCTCGCACACGCCCAGCCCAGTGTTAAACTGGATGGCAAGTCGGACGAATACATTCGTGCCGCATTTGACGTTGTCCGCACTGTGCGCGCCGAGCCTGCCAAGGTTGAGCAGAAGCCCGTGCAAACCGCGACCACCGCATTCACTTTCCTGAAGGTCTGAACGATGTACAACATCCCCAAATCCAGCCCGGGCATGATCCAGCACGGGTACTCGCCAACCGCCATCGAGACGTTCCCTGCTGGCGCTGAAATCCCGTTCGGCGCCGCCGTGATGCTGGACACCAATGGCGCCGTGGTTGAAGCCACGAACGGCAATCTGATCGGTTTTGCCATCGCCTCACACGTGTGCGTCGGCCAAGGCAAATACCTGAAAGGCCAGCCCGTCGGCGTGCTGACGCAAGGCACGATTACGGTCCGCGCCTCCGGAAAAGTCGATGCCAACGCCCGCCTCAACTACCACGGTTCCCAGAAAGCCGTGATGGCCAAGGCAACCGGCGGCAATGAGCCGGCCTTCCTGAACCTGGTGGCCAAGACCGCGACCGCTGCTGGCGGCGTGGTTGACGTGCAGGTTCTGACCGTCAAGTGATGTCCGCGGGGCGCTATAATGCGCCCCATCACCACTTTCTCTGCGAGAATGCAATGTCTGAACTGATCAAATCCCTGCTGAACCTGGACGACGCCGGTAGCGCCCTGGTGTCCAGCAAGCTGCAGGCTGTCTACGGCGGTCTGCTGCAGCAACTGGCTGTGCAACCCGAAGCTGTCCGCCTGTTCCCCGTGCTGGGTGAGGGCATGGGTGCTCACACGTCGGTCGAGTCGTCCGAATACGACTCCTACGGCCGTGCCCAGATCGTGCACAACAAAGCGACCGACATTCCGGCCGCCGACATTGGCAAGATCAACCGCAACGCCAACCTGTTCCAGATCGCCAACTACATCTGCTTCAGCACGATGGAGCTGGAAGTGGCTGCCCGCACCGGTTCGCCGCTGGATCAGGGCAAGCACCAGGCCGCGATGATCGCCCAGGCTGCTGAGATCGACCGGATCTTCTGGCAGGGTGACGCCTCCTACGGCATCACGGGCTTCAACGGCTTCAACTTCGCCCAGACCGAACTGAAGAACGACGGCACTGGCAACAGCAAGCTGTGGGAAGCCAAGGGTGCCGCCGAGATCGCCCGCGACATGCGTGCCCTGGTTCGTTCGATCGCCGTCAATACGAACAGCCTTGTGCGTGCCGATACGCTGTACCTGTCTGGCGACGCGATGGAACTGGCTGCCACGAAGAACATCAACGGCAAAACGGCTCTGGCGATCTTTGCCGAGACGATGCCCGGCGTGAATGTGATCGAGTCCGTGGCGATGAAGACTCTTGGTGGCAAGGACATCCTGGCCATGCAGAAGTCGGCTGCCGTGGGCGGTATCTGGCTGCCGATGTTCGGCTATCGCCACCCTGAGCAGCGCGAAGGTCTGGGTATTAAGACGATCTTCGAGAGCCGCACCGCAGGCCTTGTGATCGGCAACAGCAAGGCCATCGTGACGGCCACCGGCATCGTGTAAACTACACGGTGACCCCGAAAGCCCCGCTTCGGCGGGGTTTTCTTTTTGGAGAACAGGAATGCCCAAACTGTATCGCAACGCCCGCGACTTCACCATTGTCATCGGCTCCTTCTACGTGCGCCCCGGCGACACGATCGAGCTGGTTGGCTACAACGGCTCGATGCTGGAGCCTGTTGCCGCCGAAATGCCCGCGGAGGCCCCCGCCACCACCGAGACTGAAGAACCCGTGGTCGAAGGTAAGCCCAAGCGCGCCCGCAAAGCCGCCGCCGAGCCGGAGGCTGAGTGATGACCGAACAGGAAGTGCTTGACCAGATCGCCGCCCTCGGCGAATCGTCGGCCGGCATGACGCTGTTCGTCAAGCTGGCGATGATGTGGGGCAAGCTTGCCAAGCTGCCGCCCGAGAAGGTGGCGTTTGCTGCGGCGCTGTACGCCCTGCATCTGAAGGCCACGCGGTCACAGTCGGCCCAGGTGCTGACCGAGCGTGAGGGTGACCTGTCCCGGACCTACGCCAACACACAGGGGCAAGACCCCCTTGGTTGGAGCTTCTGGGGGCGGATGCTGAAGGACCTGCTGGAGGCCGAAGGGCAGACCACGGAGTACCACACCCCGGGGTTCCTGGTGAGCCCGTACCAAGAGGGCGACGACTGTGGCTGTAATCGATAAGCGCGCCACCTGGGACAAGATCAAGGCATCCATCCTCCGGATGCCGACGGTTGATGTCGGCGTGCTGGACCCGGATGTGGCCATCTACGCCGCCGTGCACGAGTACGGCAGTAGTGACGGCCACACGCCGGCTCGCCGGTGGCTGACCAAGGGTATTGAGGACAACGGGATGGCCGTGCAGGCAGCAATGGCAGCCACGGCAACGGCAATCCTGGACCAGCGGGTCACCAAGGCCAAGGCTGTCGACAACCTCGGGGGCGACGTAGCCGACATCGTGCGGGCACACGTCAACTCCGCCAACTTCCCGCCGCCGCTGAAGACCGGGACCGTGCGTCGCAAGGGGCACGCCAAGGCGATGGTTGATAGCGGCAAGATGATGGAATCAATCACGCACAGGGTGAACAAATGAGTCAATTCCGAAAACCAACGATGTTCTCGTGGAATCATCCCGGCCGCTACGAGCGCGGCCAGTGGGTTCCTGGCGCTCGCGTCGAGCGCGAGATTCAGGCGTCGGTGCAGCCGATGTCGATGCAGGACATCGCCGACATGCCTGAGGGCGAGCGCCATGGCCAGATGATCAAGGCGTACTTCGACGACGACACGATTCCGGTCCATCAGTTCAGCCAGGACCGCATCGAGCTGACGCATGCCGGCTTCCAGTGGGTTGTGATCAGCGATGAGTGGCACAACAGCGATGTGATCAGTCACCGCAAGGTCGTCGCACGGCGCATTGTGACGGAGACCCACGAATGACTCGCGACGAGCTGTACGACTACCTGAAGGCGGCCGGTGCCCCGGAGGTTGTGTGGGCCTACCAGAACGCGCCTCGCCCGAAGCCGCCCTACGTGCTGGTGGAAGAGACTGGCGTGGGCGTCACGCGGGAAGAGTACTGCAGCCAAGATGCCCGGCGCTGGGCTGAGTACGCGGTTACGTGCCGAATCCAGTATCACGGCCCCGGCGCCCTGCTGGCGCTGTCACTGATCCGATCCAAGACGCCACGGCTCCGGTGGAGCGGTGATGTGCAGCGGATTCCGGCCAGCCTGGAGGATGTTCGCTGGGAGGATCGCGCCACGTGTGACGCCGCTTTCCACCTGCTTCAGCCTCTGAATGAGCCGGGCGGCGATGGTATCATTGACGCTGTTTCCACGGCGCCGACGATTAACGAGCGTGCGTGGCCCGCATTCATCACACGGAGGCCTTGATGGCAACTCTGGACGATATCGTCTCGGTGGACATCCACCTGAACACGACCGGCGTGGGCCGGGCGAACTTCGGGACCATCATGGTCTTCAGTCGGAACACGGACTACGTGTCTGGCAAAGCGCCCGCACCTGACTCGGTCACAACCTACAACCGCCTGTCCGATACGACGGAAGCGATTGCCGCTGGCACACCGACGGCCAAGGTACTGGCCGCCATCTTCTCTCAGTCGCCGCGCCCCCGTCAGGTGAAGGTCTACATGGCCGCGCTGGGCGCATCCGACCCGTGGAAGGCCGAGCATCTGGCCAAGGCCATCCAGAAGGACGCGGACTGGTACTGCGCCGTGATCGCCGGTGAGTCGACCGACTTCATGACGTTTGCCAAAGCGATCGAGGGCGAGCGCCGCCTGTTCGTGACCGATCAGATCGCGCCGAAAGCCGCCAAGGACCAGAACCTGTATCGCACGGCCGTCATTGTTGGAGCCGAGGCTGGCGGCGTGACCGCTGGCGCTTGGGCTGCCAAGTGCCTTGGCTATGCCGCAGGCTCCGAGACCTGGGCACTGAAGCAGCTGGCCGGCGTGCAAGCCGCATCACTGACCCCGCAGCAGGATCAGGAAGTCCTGAACAACAACGGCACCGTGTTCTCGCGGATGTCCGCCCAGCTCAACCTGACCCGTGGTGGCAAGGTGGCCGGCGGTGAGTGGGCCGACGTGATCCGCTTCCGCGACTGGCTCCAGGACGTGATGCAGACGAACCTGGTGACAACCCTGATCAACCGACCGAAGCTGCCCTACACCGATGAAGGCTTGGCTGTCATCGAGTCCTCGATGATCAAGTCACTCGAAGAGGGTGTTAAGGCCGGCGGGGTGATCGACTGGCGCGACAACGGCGAAGGGCAGCTGGTCCGCGGCTACACCGTGACCGTCCCGCAAGCCAAGGACGTGCCGTTCAACATCAAGGCCAGTCGCGTCGCCCACGTGTCGTTCTCGGCCTATCTGACTGGCGCCATTCACGCCATCGAGGTTACCGGCTCCTTCACCTACGACGGCGCCCTGTAATGACATCTGCCCGGGCCTAGCCCGGGCCTTACTCAAAGGATTCTGCAATGGCAATCACCCAAGCATTCAACCCGGCTGACACCGTGGTGACCATCGGTCACGTGACGATCAGCAACCTGTCGGAAGATGACGCCGTCGTAATCGAGCGCCGGTCGGACGGCATGCAGTTCGCTGTCGGGCTGGACGGCAAGGTCGCCCCCACCCTGTCGGCTGACCAGACCGCCACGATCAAGATCAGCGTGCTGGCCACCTCGGACACGCACAAGGCGCTGCAGGCCCTGACCGGCTACGGCACCCCGGCGCTGTCCACGGCATCGATCCCCATCACCGTGATCGACAAGGGGTCGGGCACGCGCCTGGCGCTGGCACCCGTCTGCTACCTGTCGAAAGGCCCCGGCCTCAACATCAGCAAGTCCCTGGGCTCCCGCACCTGGGAATTCCTTGCTGAGAGCGTCATCACGTCGTTCTGAGCTGCTATAATCGCAGCAACACGGCCCGCCTCGCTGATACGTCGGCGCTGGCGGGTTTTTTTTGAGGACAGACGATGCAGATCGAGACCACCATCAACGGCCGCGTGTACCGCTATATGCGCCTGAACGCCTTTGACGCGCACAAGCTGGTGCTGCAACTGGTGAAGACCATTGGCCCGGCACTGGGCTCCGTGTCGATGGATTCGGATGTAACCGCTCTCGTCGGGAAACTGGCTGAGATCGGCGACCCCGTGCAGGACATCGCACTCCCCATGTGGCAGAAGGCTGCCATGACGTGCGAGGGCAAGCCGCTCCGGTCAGAAGCAGATGTGAACGCCCTGTTCACGGCCGAGGATATCGGCGACCTGTACGAGCTGGCCGTGGTCAGCATCAAGGAACAGGTTGGTCCGGCTTTCACGAGGGCGCTCGGCCGGTTTGGCGCCCGTTCGTGAGAGGGCATGAGGATGGGGCGCTGCCCGGAAGACTCCGGGCCGATGTCGAAGAACAGTTCGTCATCTGGCGCCCCATCCTTGAAGGCATGGTCTCACTGGAGGCTGTGGAAACCGGCGCCGTTTCACTGGAACGGCTGATGCAACTGAATGGCCTGCTTGATATGCGGGCCGCAATCCAACGGGAAGCAAGTGATGATCGTTCGTGAACTCGTGACCCGACTGGGGTTCCAGACTGACACCCACGGTCTGCAGAAGTACGAGGGGGCCGTTGATCAGGCCAAGCGGACCACGGAGAAGGCTGCCTCGGCAATGAAGGCTGCGTTTGCACTCGTGGGCGTTGCCGGCCTGGCCGCGTTTGGCCGCAAGCTGGCCGAGGTGGGTGACCGCATTAACACGATGCGGGATCGCCTAAAGTCCTTGTCACAGGGGGGTGACTTCGACCAGCTGGCCGATCGGGCGCGCACGCTGGGCGCCGGCATGGATGACTATATCGACGGCTACACCATGCTGGCCAACGCCACCGACGGTGTGCTGGCCAACCAGCAGGAAGTGACCGAGATCCTGGACACCCTGAACGCCGGCCTGAAGGCCTCTGGGGCGGATGCGGGCACGGCTGCCGGTGTGATGCGTCAGTTCGGGCAGGCGCTGGGGGCCGGAGCCCTCCGCGGCGATGAACTGAACTCGATGAACGAGGGCGCCGGCGTCCTGATGCGCGAGCTGGCGCGATCGATTCTCGGACCGCAAGGCACCGTGGGCGCTCTGAAGAAGATGGCCGAGCAGGGCAAGCTGACCACAGAGGTTGTGTTGGCCGGCATGCGGAAGATCGGCCCGGGACTCCGCGCTCAGACGGAAGGCATGGGCCGAACGGTGGGCCAAGCCACTCAGGGGTTGCGGGACACGATTGACCGTGTGATCGCCCGGTTCGATGCGGCCACGGGCTTTACCAAGCGGCTGACCGACGGGCTAGACTGGATGTCCGGTACGATCGAGCGCGGCATCCAGTTCCTGGGCGGGATGGACACCATTGCCAACACGCTGGGCATCACGCTGGGCGTGATTGCGACCGCCCACCTGCCAGCGCTTGTGACCGGCCTGACGGCTGCCGCACGGGCTACCTGGGCTTTCGTGGCCCCGTTCGCCCCGGCAATCGCCGCTGCCACGGCTGTGTTCCTGGTGGTGCAGGACCTGTACACGTGGGTCAACGGACAGGACTCGTTGGCCGGCCAGCTGTTCGGCCCGTTCGAGGACGCGGCCAACGCCGTGAAGACCCAGATTGCCAGCATCCGCCAGTGGGTATCCGACCTGCTGACCACGGTTGACGACCTGTGGAAGAAGGTCAGCAGCATCGACGGTATCACGGGTCTGGCCAAGGACGCGGCATCGGCCGTGGGCAATGGCGCGGCTTCACTGGCGTCGTCTGCTGGCGCGCTTGTGTCTGACGCCGCGTCGTCGGCCTGGGGCTCGATCAAGGAGACCTTTGGGTTCCGGCAGAACGTGACGGCCACAACCACCATCAACGTTCAGGGCAAGGCGGATCAGGCTACAATCAACGAGATCGGCCGCGTTACTGAACGATCGGTACGTGGGGCCGCCTCTGAGGCAGCGAAGCGATGAACTACGTGATTGACGGTCGGTCGGGCGTCCTGAAGAGTTGGGGCGCCCTGAATGCCGACATCCAGCTGACGGCCGTCACCTCGTTCGAGGTCAAGGATCAGCGCAAGCTGTCCACCTACGCTGGGGCGTGGGGCGGTTTTGACGTGATGACGGGCATTGGCCCGACTGAGCGCGTGCTGACGGTCAAAGGGCGCGTCAGCAACGATCTGTCCACCCGAGATGCAACTGCCCGTGTGCGGGCCACACTGGATCGCCTGATGGCATCACAGGAGCCGGTCGCCTACGTGAGCCCCGTGGCCAGCATCCCGCGGGGCGTACTGACCGGAGTGGCCATCACGCAAGCCGGAGTCACAGCCATCGACGTCGAGCTGACGATCAGGGCTGTGCGGCAGGTTGAGGCCGAATCTGTGGCCGGAGAAAAGGCGCCGCCTCGGGCCAAGAAGGGTGCTGGCAAGGACGTGACTGCACCGACATCCAAGGCAACGGCATCGGCCAGCAAGGCCAGCCAACCGGCCGCTGGCGAGCCGGCCAAGACCAAAAGTCTGTTGCTGCGACTGAAGGACGGTGGCAGTGACGCACTATCGGAGCTTTCCAATTGGCTGAAAAAGTGACATACACTCAGGTCTCCGGCCAGACGTACTCCTGGCGCCGCGACGGCGCCGTGTTCGGCGTGCGCTGGAACCGGCTGCTGTGGCAGTGGGTTGTCGTGGTTGAGTTCCGGGGTTGGCGAGCGGTCGGCAAGGGTCGGGCCGCAGTAGATGGCGCCAGCATCCGGCATGTGGGCGATGGGGTGTTTGAATGCAAGATGTGACCGTTACCCTGGTGGGCGAGGATGGCAGCTACCGCCTCGTCGGCGCGTGCAGCCAGATTACCGTGACCCGTGCCGAGGACGGCAAGGCCTCGGATGTGGAAGTATCCCTGCAAGACGTTCCGCGACCCATCGGCCAGCAGGCCACGGGGGGTGCCTATCACACGGTCCGCATCGAGCATCCGGTACTGCCCGTGTCGGCCGATGTGGTGCGGGTCAACTGGAATGCCGTGGACGGCACGCTGCTGATCACGGGCGGGGAGGACGCCGCCAGCTGGAACACGAAGCGCGTAGCCCTGTCGTTCGCGTCCGACACGCCGCTGTCGACCGTGGCCCAGGCTGTTGCTGGCGCGATTGGCCTGCCGGTCATCGGTGCGGATTCGGCCATCCTGCCGACCTGCCCCCGGACGTTCAGCTGCCTGTGGCGCGACGCCATGCGCCAAGTGTTCGGCCGCAAGTGGACTGTGACCGCCTCGGGGGTTGTGTGCGGCGGCCAAGCGGCGGCGGTCACGATTAACGATCAGACGGCCTACGGCGTCACGGCTGTCAACCGGGAGCGCCTGGACGATGGCAGCGTCACGGTCAAGGCAACCGTTGTGCTGCCGCTCACGCCGTGCGACGTTGGCGCCCGCGTGGCCGGTCTGGTAGGCGAGATTGGCGTGGCAGGCCGCGTTACCCGTGTCACCCACGTGATAACATTCGAGGAATCGTTGACAACCATTGAGGTTGAGCGTGAGTGACGTTCAGATCGTGACCGGCATCATCAAGACCGTGCGCGGGGCGCTGGCCGTGGTGACGCCGGACGGCACCGGAGACGATGGCGCTCCGTGGCCAGACGTGCAGGATTGCCACCTGCTGACGCTGACCGGATCAGGTGGATCGGCCGCCCTGGCCATGATGCCGCTGGCCGGCGATGCGTGCCTGCTGCTGTTCGCGGGCGAGGACAAGACAAGCCCCTACTGCCTGCCGTGCAGCGTGTCGGCGCCGCAGACCGTGCAACTGCGGCACGCCGGCAGTCACGTGACGGTTCATCAGTCCAGCGTTGAGGTCTACACGGGCGGTAGCGCCAGCATCACCGCCAACGACGCACGTGTAGAAGCTTCCAGCGCCACGATCCGGGCGGCATCCATCTCCCTGCAAGGCAACGTCACCGTGACTGGCAGCCTGTCCGTGGCGGGCGCGATGACCAATGGCGGCAAGAACATCGGCGCTGGCCACCGGCACAGCAACGGCACGGCACAAGACGGCAACACGGGAGCGGTCATCTGATGCGAGACCTGAGGCTCAATACGGACGGCGACCTGAACATGGGCGAGCTGGCCGAGGTAGACGAAACCATCGCCCAATCGTGCGCCATTGCCCTGCAGGCATGGAAGGGTGAGAGCCCGCTGCAACCTGACAGAGGCACCGACTGGCACCTGCTAGCCTCCCACGGCAAAGAACAGGAAGCCGTGTCGGCTGTCGTAGCTGCCGTCAGCCGTGTGCGCGGGGTCAGTACCTTCGGCATCACTGGTGTTAGAATTGACCCGACCACACGGGTAGTATCCGTGGACCTTCAGATCAACGGAACCGGAACCACGATCGATGTTTGACGTGACACAAGGGGCGCCGAACGTCGCGGACATCCGCACACGGCTCGCCGAGAAGATCAGGGCCTCCGTGCCCGACGCTGACACCGGGCGAGATTCGGCGCTGGGGCAGCTGCTGGACATCGTGGCCGAGGAAGCCGCCCTGTCCTACGAGTACGCAGAGCACGCGTACCTGCAAAGCAAGCTCGCCACGGCCAGCGGCGCGGCGTTGGACGATATCGCCTCCATCGTCAACGTGCAACGCCGCCGCGGCACGAAGCCGCTCTACGCCGCGTTTGTAGTTGGCACGCCGCCGGATGAGGTGAAA